TTATCGAACAAGAAACCAAAAAAATTATTGCAACAAGTTTTTCGCTCGGAAAAAAACATGATTATGCTTTATTTAAAGAATCAAAAATCCCAATTTTAAAAAATACCAAATTAATAGTTGATAGTGGTTATCAAGGAATACAAAAAAATCACAATAATGTTCTAATACCTACAAAGAAAACAAAGAAAAACCCTTTAAACAAAGAACAAAAGCAATATAATAGACTAGTTTCAAAAATGAGAATTATTATTGAAAATATTTTTGCTATTCTTAAAAAATTTAAAATTATTACAGAAAAATATCGTAATCGAAGAAAAAGATTTGGTTTAAGATTTAATTTAATTGCCTCAATTTATAATTTACAATTATTATATTTAACATAAAATATTTATTTAAAATTAAATAATTTAAATAATAAATTAATTTTTCGTTGTGGAAAAATATTAAATTTTTAAATAAAAAACATAATTAATTAAAATTATATTTTTCTATTAGTATCTTTTTTACAAATATTTGCAATTTTTTAACAAGTAATGCAAGAAGTCTACTATATAAAAACACTAAAAATGTGCTTAAAATAAGCACATTTTTTAACTTAGTTTTTTGAATTTATTTTAATAAATGCGGTTTGATTATCACTAGCTAATTTTATCTCATAATAATCAGCTAACTTTTCTTTAAAAAATGATAGTGTTTTAGTGTTATTAAAACCATAATTTCTTGTATCAAAATCAGATTTTCTTCGAATTAATAATGAAATAACTTGGGAGAATTCGGCAAAACCATCATCAGTTGAAATTTCATTAATAATGTTATTTACCAGGGTAGTTAAGCTTTTAATATCACTTCCTATTTTTTTAGATTCTTTATTATTATTTTTTATTTTATCAATGTGTATACTGTAAAACTAAACCATAAAAAGTTAAAAGTATTATAACAAATTAAAAATAAAATACAATAAAAAAGTAAAAAGTAGTATAAAAACTATTTTTTACTTTTTTATTGTATTTTACTAATTTATTCATTTTCATTTATTTTATTAATATTTTCAATATTGTCTGTTTTATTTTGTTTTTTATTTAAGTTTTGGAATGCTGTTTTTATTTCCTGAATTTCTTTATCATCATTTTTTAATAATTCAGGGTGACAATTTTTATAACTTAATTTAAGATGTTTTCTAACTATATTAAAATCAAGCACATCAACTTCAATTTCATCACCAATATCAAAAAAATCTTTAATATCTTTAACAAAATAATCTGAAACTTCACTAATATGGATTAAACCATCAGCTCTTTCTGCTCTACAAAAAGCACCATAGGGAGTAATATTTGTTATTTTTACAATAATTTTGTTATTTTTATCATACATATATTTTTTCTCCTTTACTAAAATCTAATTGGATGGGTTAAGATAAATTGGACAACAATAATGTGGAGTAAGGATTATAATTAAATTAATAAATGGAGGTGTAATTATGGCAAAGAATCATTATACCGATGAATTTAAACAACAAATTGTTAGTCTTTATAAAACAGGTAAAACAGCAAAACAATTGTCCAGTTGGATGGGTTAAGATAAATTGGACAACAATAATGTGGAGTAAGGATTATAATTAAATTAATAAATGGAGGTGTAATTATGGCAAAGAATCATTATACCGATGAATTTAAACAACAAATTGTTAGTCTTTATAAAACAGGTAAAACAGCAAAACAATTGTCCAGTGACTATCAGGTCGGTAAATCAACAGTTTGAAAATGAATTCATGAATTCAATAATTCTGGTTCATTTAAAGCAAAAGATAATCGAAGCCCAGAAGAAAATGAACTAATTCATCTAAGAAAAGAAATTAAACAATTACGAATGGAAAATGATATTTTAAAGCAAGCCACACTGATAATAGGCAAAAAATAGTAATTATTAAAAACAAAAAAAATATGTAATTACTAATTTATGCAAAACACTAAAAGTTCCTAGATCAACGTTTTATTATCAATTGAAATCAAATAATCCTAAATCAAACCATACTATTGATAATGCTGTTATCAGTATTTTCTTAAAAAGTCGTAAAAATTATGGCACAAGAAAAATTAAAGTTATGTTAGCACAACAAAATATTTTATTATCACGAATAAAAATTAGTAAAATAATGCAAAGATATAACTTAATTTCCAATTATACAAAACTTAAATATAAACATCAAAGTAACAAAAACGCTACATACAAATATCATAATTTGTTAAATCAAGAATTTAATAATTATAAACTACATGAAGTTGTTGTCAGTGATTTAACACAAGTTGCTATCAATAGCAAATGATATTATGTGTGCTTTCTAATTGATTTATTTAATCGTGAAGTTATTGGTTATGATGTTAGTTCTCATAAAGATGCCAAATTAGTTGAAAATACTTTTAAAAAGCTTAGTTTTTCTTTAGATAATATTAAAATATTTCATACTGATCAAGGCAGCGAATTTAATAACAATATCATTTACAATCTTTTAGCTAAAAACAATGTTGCAAAATCTTATAGTAAACCAGGCTGTCCTTATGATAATGCTGTTTCTGAATCAACCTATAAAATTTTAAAAACAGAATTAATTAAAAACAGAAAATTTAAAAATATTGAACAATTTAAATTAGAATTATTTGACTATGTTAATTGATACAATAATGTACGAATTCACAGCAAATTAAATTATTTAACACCAATTGAATATAAAAATCTTTACTCTACATAAAATTTGTCCAAAAAACCCTTGCCATTCCATTTGAAAAAGATTACTAAAAAAAGACCAAAAAAAGATAATATCAAAAATTACTAAAAAAATAAAAAGGATAATATCAACAACTGATGTAGAACTAAAATATATAAATTGTAAATTAAAACAAACAATAAAAAGATAAAACAAAATATTTGCCATAAATCAATTTACATATCAATAAGAAAACTTAATATTTTTTTGTTTTCTAAATAAATTAAAATAATTTTTAAACATATTTACACCACCAAACTTATAGTTTTATATAAAATAAATATTGATAATCAAATTAAGAAAAACACCACTAATCAAACACCTATCATAATCACTGAATAAGTAATATTATCAATAGAACTACCAACAAAGTTATCAATTTCAATTTTTGGAATAAAATAAAAAATCTGCAAAAGTCCTTGATATACTCGTTGCAAAAAAGTGTTTCAGTCCATTATTTTATCCACCTAAAAATACAACTTAAAATTAAAAATAACATACCAAAAACAAGTATTAAAAACACAACAAATATAACAATATCTAAAATAATAGGATGATTAATCCTAAAAATAATTGTCATAAATTCATAATATAAATCTCATACACTTTGCATTTTTCTTATTCCTTTCCTAAATGTTAATTACTAAAATCAAGGTTAGAGTTTATCATAAATACTAATATCCGTGAATTAACTTTCTGATTGTTTCAATTCCTAAAACCACAAACATTAAAACTAACGGAATAATTAATAACATATGTGACCCTAAAAAACCGATAAATCAGTTTGTAAAAGCAATCGCCCAATCAGCAAGAATACCAGCAAAATCTGCTATTTGCTTAATAACACTTGCATCAGGGTTATCTGCTAATAAATTTACATTCATCTAAAACTCACTCCTTAAATACTAATAACTTATAATAAAACATTGCCGTACTCTAACCTTGATTTTAGTAATTAACATTAAAAACTAAAATCAATTTTATACTTTGGCAATGTATTTAACTGATATTAACTTATTCAACAGATTTATCTGCTTTTTTAATTTTTCGTTTTCCCCATTCTTTAAATTCTACTTTTTTAGAACAATGCGGACAAACTAAATATTTATTTTTAAATTTAAACACTGTGCTTACTGTTAAAAATATCAATAACATAAACATTGTAATAACTAAAATAATTGTTGCAAATACAGTCATTAATTACCACCACCTTTATTTTTTAATTCTGAAATTTCTAACTTTAATTTCTCATTTTCAAGTTCTATTTTTTCAAGTTCTAATTTTGATTTTTTAATTTCTTTTTTATTAAAAACAGAAAAAATGACATAAGCATATAATAAGATAACTAATAAAAATACAATAATCATTGAAAATATATCCATTATTTTTCACTCTCACTTTCTATATTTAACATACAATTTTTTACTTGTTCTACTAATAATTTAAAATGTTGTTCTTCCATAACACTAATATCAATAATATTATGATTAAGATATAACTTAATTGCTTTTCTTAACATAAATAAAGATATTTTTGCAGGTAAACATTGATGTATAACATTAACCAAATATTCTAATCGTTGTTTATATAACTTAGTTTGTTTTTTCATTAAAAACCACCAATAAATACAAGAATTAAAACTATTAAAGTAATTGCTATTAAAAAACAACTACAACAAGCAATTCAATCTCACATATTTATTTTTATTCCTTACTTTCTAATTTTTCATAATCTAGATTATCTTTTAAAGCTCAAAATAATTTACAATTATTTTTACAGCTGTAAGTTAAATTACACTTATCACATCCAAAACTGTATATTACAAAATCTTCTTTATATAATTGATTTTTTTCTAACTCAAAAAATAACTCTTCTAATTCATCTAATAAAATATTGTATTCTTTTGATTTTAATTCTTTTAAAATTTCTTTAATTCTTTTCATTATTTATTCTAGAATAATATTGATTAATTAAAACAACATTTTTATTAACACAGTTTCAGCAATAAGTAGAACCATTTTCTCAAACAGTATCATTAATACAAGCAAAACATAACTGTTGTTTCATAACTATTTATTTCACAAAATAGTATCATCAATACCAATATTATTATTTTGATTTTGCTGTTGATTACTATTTAACTGTTCTTGTTTTTCACTAGAATATTTATTAATAAAATCTTGCTCGTTATCATTTTCAATATATGGTTCAACAATATTAATTTTTCCATCTTAGTTAACACCAACATAAAATCAAGTACCAAAATTACACATAGGTTTTATTTGAATAGACTTCTTGCGATACCCTTTTTTATTAAAATATTATTATAAAATATAATTTATGAGGACATAAAAATATGAACAATAATAAATTTAATACTCTTAATGATAGAGAATGGTTAAGATTAACAGGAATAAAAAAATCCACTTTTAATAAAATGTTAGATATTTTAAAAGTTGCTGAAATAGAAAAATTTAAAAAAGGTGGTAAAACTAATAAATTATCATTAGAAAATAGATTATTGATGACTTTATTATATTGACGAGAATATCAGACTTATTTTCATCTTGGTAAAAGTTTTGATATTAGTGAGGCTAATTGTTATCGTAATATTAAGTGAATTGAAGATATTTTAATTAAAAACTCTGATTTTCAACAACTTGCTGGTAAAAAAGCACTAATAAATGATTATTTTAATGATAAAACTATTATTATTGATGCTACCGAAACTCCAATCCAACGCCCAAAAAAAGACAAAAACAATCTTATTCTGGTAAAAAGAAAAAACACACGATCAAAACACAAGTAATTATCGAACAAGAAACCAAAAAAATTATTGCAACAAGTTTTTCGCTCGGAAAAAAACATGATTATGCTTTATTTAAAGAATCAAAAATCCCAATTTTAAAAAATACCAAATTAATAGTTGATAGTGGTTATCAAGGAATACAAAAAAATCACAATAATGTTCTAATACCTACAAAGAAAACAAAGAAAAACCCTTTAAACAAAGAACAAAAGCAATATAATAGACTAGTTTCAAAAATGAGAATTATTATTGAAAATATTTTTGCTATTCTTAAAAAATTTAAAATTATTACAGAAAAATATCGTAATCGAAGAAAAAGATTTGGTTTAAGATTTAATTTAATTGCCTCAATTTATAATTTACAATTATTATATTTAACATAAAATATTTATTTAAAATTAAATAATTTAAATAATAAATTAATTTTTCGTTGTGGAAAAATATTAAATTTTTAAATAAAAAACATAATTAATTAAAATTATATTTTTCTATTAGTATCTTTTTTACAAATATTTGCAATTTTTTAACAAGTAATGCAAGAAATCTAATATAATTTTCGTTATCTTGTTTAAATCATTTATCTTTTGGTAATAAATTTGAACTTTCATATTCTCCATTTTCGTTTTTTTCTAATGGTTGAAATTTTAAGACATCATAATAGTCTTCTTTACCAGTTTTGTTATTTTTAATAACTTTATTTTTGTTAACCTTTGTTAACATCACTAAATATTTCATATTTGAAATCTCCTTTTAAAAAACTATATAGTTTCTTAAAAGATTTCTTAAAAAATTAAAACTTAAATATAAAAATGATTAATTAAAATATTTATTGCTACAAAGTTAGTGTTTTTTATTTGAATAAATTTATAAATAAAATATAAAAAGCATTTAATTATATTTAAGTTCCGCTCAAGGAAATCTTTTAAGATTTAAAACTCAAACACAATAAAATGTTTAAGTTAAATTAATAATACAATAAAATATTAAAAAGTCAAATTTTCAACACAAAATTAAATATATTGTAAAATATACATCCCCATCTTGTTTTTTTTTTTTTTGTTTTAATTAATTTGTGGTGATTGTTGCTCAGGGCAATTGCCACTTTTTTTAATGAGTTTTTAACTCATTTTTTAATTTTAACACCTTAAATTTTTAAATTTATTTTTGTAATTTTCAATTATTTTATTATTTTGATTTCTTCACATTTTACTTTCGTGTGAAACATATTTTTTAAATTCTCTAAATTTATCTAAACCATAATAACTATCACAACTAAAACCAACACGAATACCTTGCTTATTACCAAAACTAAAATAATTAAGTGTTTCATCAGATGACAGAATTAAATCTAATGTATCTAATTCAACAACCCCAACTTTTATTTTTGGGTTTTTACAATTACGACTAAATTGATATGCTTTAATGTTTAAATCATAATGATTTTGTGACTTATCATTATTAGCAGTTTTAACAATATATTTAGCAAGATATTTAACAACATCTTCGTTTGTTCCACTACGAACTTTAATATTTTTATTAATACCGTGTTTTCAATACTGTTGTACAGTACTATTTGGTATTTTTTGGTTTAAGATTATATGAAAATGGACTGCTCCCCGTTTTTGATACTCATAAGTATACATATATTTTAAAATTCCTTTATGATGTTTTGCTCTAATTGGGTTATTATATCAACGATTAATATTTTGAAAGAATTTCATTAAATCATATTTACACTTTTTAACATCCGTTTCATTAACAGCATAAGTTAAAGTTAGAAAACTTAAATTTTTAGAATTTGAAAAATTATGATATGCTTTACGGATACAATTTCCTTGTGTACGAATACGACTATTTAATAACTTTTTATCATTTTTCCCAGTATTTTTAATACCATCTTTATTACGGGGGATATTATTAATTATATCTAGTGGTAAAACAATATTTTTAACATAATTACCATAAAATACTTTTTTTAAATAATATTCTCTTTTAGCATAATTTAATTTATTCATAAATATATTATGACTATTAATCTTTAAATTATCGTAAATAAAAACATTATTCATTTTTATAAACTCCTTTCAAATAAAAAAACACTAAATTACATTTAAAAATTCCGCTCAAGGAAACTATAAATAGTTTGAAACTTTCAATATAATTAAGTGTTTATATCTGAAAGTTATTTTGATTATAATAGACTTCTTGCGATACCCTTTTTTATTAAAATATTATTATAAAATATAATTTATGAGGACATAAAAATATGAACAATAATAAATTTAATACTCTTAATGATAGAGAATGGCTAAGATTAACAGGAATAAAAAAATCAACTTTTAATAAAATGTTAGATATTTTAAAAGTTGCTGAAATAGAAAAATTTAAAAAGGTGGTAAAACTAATAAATTATCATTAGAAAATAGATTATTGATGACTTTATTATATTGACGAGAATATCAGACTTATTTTCATCTTGGTAAAAGTTTTGATATTAGTGAGGCTAATTGTTATCGTAATATTAAGTGAATTGAAGATATTTTAATTAAAAACTCTGATTTTCAACAACTTGCTGGTAAAAAAGCACTAATAAATGATTATTTTAATGATAAAACTATTATTATTGATGCTACCGAAACTCCAATCCAACGCCCAAAAAAAGACAAAAACAATCTTATTCTGGTAAAAAGAAAAAACACACGATCAAAACACAAGTAA